CGGATCAGTGGGGTACCTTGCTAAACAACAACTGGACAGCTTTGGATAGCCTTCTGTATGCAGGCGGCGGCGGCGGCGGTACAGTTCTAAACCTTGATAATTACACTGCTGACGGCATGACGCTTACTGGTGTTGTCTCGATTGATATTGACGGCGGTATTACGGAGGAGGTTCACGCTGCCGGAGCAAGCGGCACGATTAATATTGATCCAGCGAATGGGACCATACAAACCATTGCGATGACAGCCCCTGTGACGATTAATGAGAGCTTGGCGACGGGCCAGTTTGTTACGCTACGGATCACATCTGTTGGCAATGATTCAGTAACATGGCCTAGCGGGATGGAGTGGATGTTTGGTAACACCCCGACCCTTGACGGAACGGGAACGAATTGGGTGCAGATTTGGAAGGTTGGCACTCAGCTTTACGGATCGTATATCGGATACACTGCCTAATGCCATTAGTTAAGCTAGACATACCCGCAGGCGTCTACAGTCACGGCGTAGACTTGGATTCCAAGGGTCGCTGGCTTGACTCCAGCCTTGTGCGCTGGACGAACAACGCCCCGCAGCCAGTGGGTGGCTGGGCTAAATTCGCCAATATTGAGGATATACTGGAATACGGCAACCTTAAAGACGCAACCCCTTGGACAGTCGCGAATGGGACGCTGGACGCCGCATCCGGTGTTGTGTCATTTAATACCGACCTTATTTCTTGGGGAAGCATATACCAAGATATAAGCGCCATCTTGGAGCCAGACACAGAATACGTAATTGAAATAACGGTAGACAGCTTAGATACCGGCTATATATATGTGGCCGTAGGCGGTGGTACCCTCAGTCCCGCCTACTCAATTTCGTCCGATGATTTTACCGAGAGTACCACCTATATAAGAACAGTGACGACGCCTGCAACACCTAGCTATCAAACAGGAGTCCAAGTCTCCCCAAATACTACTTGCTCAATATCAAGGATTCTTGTCAGAAAGCTAGACCGACAAAGCCGTGGTATGCACGCTTGGGCTAGCAATAACGGCGCACCGTGGTTGGCAGCTGGCTCATATGACCGTCTAGCAGCGATGAACGGAAACGGCTTGGTTTATGATATCACTCCGGCCTCGTTCACTGCGGGAGTGTCAGTCGCACAAGAAAACCTTGGGTATGGCGGGAAAAACTACGGATCTGGCGCATATGGCGTGTCGAGAGATCCTGACTTTACATTGGCTCCCGCAACAAACTGGACGCTGGATAACTGGGGCGAAAACTTGGTTGCGTGTTCAGATAGTGCTGGATTTCTTTATGAGTGGGTTCTGGATGACGGCACCGGAACTCCAGAGGCTCAAGCAAAAATAGTCAATACCTCCAATGGATATACAGAAAGCGCCCCGACGGGACTTAACTCTATTGTGGTTACAGCGGAGCGTTTTGTTTTTTGTTTGGGGACAGGCGAAAGCAATAGGCAGGTTAAGTGGTCAGACCGCGAGAATATCGGAGTGTGGACACCCTCCACTACCAATGAGGCTGGTGACATTGAGCTACAAACCTCCGGCAAAATTATGGCAGGCGCTAGGGTCAGGGGGCGAACACTAATCCTTACAACTGAAGATGCGTGGGTCGCCACATATCAGGGTCCACCTACGGTATACGGATTCCAGAAGATCGGTAACTCGTGCGGCCTTGCGGGACGTAATATGCTGGCCTCTGTAGGCCCGACAGCATTCTGGATGGGTGAGCGCAACTTCTTCTACTACGATGGCTCTACGGCCCGTGTGCTGCCTTGTGAGGTGCATGACAAGGTATTCACTGAGATGAATTCTGACCGCATCAGCCACGGCTTCTGTGTAGCAAACCAGAAGTTTAATGAGGTGTGGTGGTTCTACCCGGGAGACGGCGAGAACGAGGTGACTCGATACGTTGCCTACGATTACAACGAGAACCATTGGCTGATAGGTGATATTGACCGCTGCGCTGCGGCTGACGCTGGGGCGTTCCTAGACCCAATGTGGATTGGTCACGACGGCACCGTATACCGCCACGAGGCTGGCTACGGACACGGCAATCAGTCGGTATTCTTAGAGTCCGGACCCGTAAACATTGCTGATGGCGACAATGTTGTGCGCATCACAGAGATGATCCCCGAAGAGGAAACGCAGGGTGAGGTTGCGCTCAAATTTAAGACCCGATTCTATCCAAATGGCGAAGAGACTGAGCATGGCCCGTATGACCCCGCAAACCCCACCAGCATCCGCATGACAGGCAGACAGCTTAGGGTGCGGCTTGAGGGCGATCAGGAGACCAACTGGCGATTTGGCGATGTCCGGCTGCGGCTAAGTAGCGGCGGTAGACGATGAGTAAAGAGCTACCACCCCCGTACTCTAGGGAGACCCCTGATCTCTGGGCTGAGGATCTTAACGACTATCTGGTGCGCGTTCGGGAGCTTGTGGCGCAGAAGCAGCCGTCAGACGTTGCAACAGAAAACGGCATCTTGTTATACGACGCGACCAACGGTTATTTGGTTGTGTCTGTCAGTAACGAGTTTGTGCAGATATTGATGGCGAAGGGTAACGATCTGCCGACGTCTCTGCCCGCTACGTCTGGCGTCATCTGGAATGATGGAGGCACTCTAAAGGTATCGTAAGGGGTGGTATAATGGAGGAGTTAGACGCTGAGTTAGAGCGTTGTAGGCCGTGGATTGAGGCGGCTTTGGATCGAGGCGGTAACACTCACTTGTTTGAGGACATTGTGAGTGCGGTAAAGGCAGGAGCCATGCAGTTTTGGCCTGCCGAAGATGCTTGTGCGATAACAGAGATTGTCGCGTATCCCAGAAAGAAGGCGCTGCACATTTTTCTGGCTGGGGGCAACATGGACACGATTGTTGATATGGATGATTCAGCCGTGTTCTTTGCAAAGCAAAACGGATGCTCACATATGAGCATTGCGGGACGGAAGGGCTGGCAACGCATTCTACAGGACAAGGGCTATAAGCCCGTACTCACAAGTTTAGGAAAGGATATTTAAGTATGGGTGGCGGTGGAAAAGGCGGTAGCCAATCAACACAAGTAGAGATCCCAGCATGGGCTGAGTCAGCGATGCGGGAGAATCTAAAGAAAGCCAGCGCGATGGGCGAGATCGGCTATATGCCCTACTACGGTCCCGACGTAGCCGCATTTACCCCGCTCCAAGAAGCCGGAATGCAGGGCGCATATGATGCTGCAGCCGCATTCGGACTTGCCCCTCGAGGCGGTGACGCATTGGCCGGGATCCCAGAGGCGCAGACCTTTGCTGGAGGCGTGCGAGGCTACTCATCTGGCGACCTGTTTGAGCAAGCCAGAGCAGAGTTTGAGGCAAGAAACCCGCAGCAAGCTGCCGCATACAACAGGTTCTTTGCTCCCTACGGAGTCCCAGAGCAGGGATCGGGTGGCGGCGGATATCGCGGTCTTGGCGGTGCCGGAGGATACCGAGGCGGCGCTGGAGGCTACACCGGACCATTCGGCGGAAACATCCCCAGCATCCCGCCGGTAGGCACACCAGAATTTGACGAGTGGCTGAGACGATCAGGCATCGACCCGTCAACAATGACTGTTTGAGGATCTAATAATGTTCGGCCAACAATCACGAGCTAAGCTAGTAACCCCCATGAGCGTACCCCCGGGAAGCCCCAGACAGAGTGTTGGCGGCGGAAAAGGTGGAGGCACTACAGCCACTCCATCTGGCGGCCTTAAAGGAGGCGGCCAAGCTGTTCAGGGTCAAGTTCCTAGTTGGGCGGAAACATCAATGCAAGGCAATTTAGCTCAAGTATCCAGCATGCTCGGCCCACAGCCAAATATGTTTGGCCAAGGGAATTTAAACACGGCTCTTGGATCTGGCTTCCAGAGCCTGCCCGCAATGCCGATTTTCGGCCAGCCTCAAGCGCAGAGCGGGGCGTTCTTCGGTCAGCCAAACCTGAGTCAAGCTATCGGGGCAAGCGGAATCAGCGCGTTGCCTCCAGTGCAACCAGTGGTGGCTAACCAACCACCAGCGTTACCAACAGGCATAGTCGGCAGGCTGTATGGCCTTGGGGGTATTTGATGAGTAGTCCAGCCATGGGTGGCGCAGCACCAGCAGCACCTGCAAGCGGCGGCAAAGGCGGCGGCAACGTATTTGACCAATCAAGCATGGCGCT